GCGCCAACCCTCCTCAGGCGGCGCGTCGTCGAGGGAGTGGTCCTCGCCAGCGAAGACGCGAGCGAGGCGGATCCCGTCGATGTACCCGAGCGGGGGAACGGTGTACGTCTTTCCGCCAATGGGGAACGCGAGCGGTTCGGCGGCGAACTCCTCGTAAGCCTTCAGGGGCATGGCTGTGCCTTCCTTCGTTTGGCTGTGAGGCTGTGAGTGAGGGGCGCGGCCACAGCCAAGCCGCGCCCCTCACGTCAGGGGCGACTAGCCGCGGGTGTACGCGAACGAGGCAGATGCGCCAGTCGCGTTCGTGACCACGACCGGGGCCGAGCCAGCCGAGCCAGCGGGCATGACCGCGACGATCGTGGTGTCGCCGAGGACAACCCAAGACGTCGCGTTGACGCCACCGAACTTGACGCCCGTCGTGGCGACCGTGCCCGTGAAGTTCTGGCCCACGATCGTGACCTGACCACCCGTGCCCACACCGGAAGGCGTCGCGGACGTGACGACAGGAGCCAGGGCGGGCGCGTAGGGGTTGGCGATCGACGTCAGGATGCCGTCACCAGTCAGGGTCACGGTGAACTCGTTGAGGTCCGCGACACCCGTCTTCGACTTGTTCAGCTCGACAATCGCGCGACCCTGCCAGCCGGGCTCCGACGTCTGCACCGTCGAGTACCAGCGCACGTAGATCCGGGCCGCGTCACCGAACTGGCCGCGGCACGCCCGCAGCGCCGCGGCGGCCGGGTCCTCAGTGCCGGAGGTGGACTGGCGGTTGAACTTTCCCGCCACCACCCAGTTCTGCATGGTGATCTCGGAAGCCGCCCAGCCGTTGGAGTCGTAGTTGGACGAGTCCTGCTTGTTCGGGGTGATGGAGTCGTTGAGGTCGTTGAGACCGCTGAGCTTGAGCCAGTTCGTGGCGCCGTCGACGGACACCTCGAGGCGGTATCCGCGAGCGAGCAGGTTGACTGCAGGCATAAGGGGTGCCCTCCTTGGGCATGGGTGGGGACCCCGTCACGAACGTGAGGGGTTGAAGGTGGCTGCGAGACTTAGGGGGTGCGACCGGCCGTGTATGGGGTGTTCACGTCGATCTGGTAGTTGTCCGCCCTGGTGGAACGGCGGTTGGCGTCCAGCCCGAGCGGCACGGCCGAGACGCGCCCACACTGCACGAGATGGGCGGTCCCGAAGTCGCGGGACTCGATGCCCTGCAGCGCAGCGAAGGCTTGCGTGGCAAGGTCGCCCACGTCGAGGGAGTTCTCAGGGGCCCCGCGCATCATCAGCTGTAGGCGCACCGTGGACAGGTTCTGCTTCGGGTGGTCCGTAGCCGAGTAGAGAGTCAGCGCGATCACACGGTCCGGTGTCGTCTCAGGCTCACCGAAGACAATCGCCGTGTCCGTCGCGGTGTAGGTCGTGTTGTAGACGCCCACGCCCTGATCCTCGAGGTACTGCGCCAGACCGGTGAGCAGGTCAGACTCCCATGTGCTCACAGTCGCTCCCAGAAGTGTTCGCCGGCCTTGTTGACCGCATCCTCACCCTTGGTGAGCATGGCCGTCTCAAGGAACTTGGCCTCACCGCCGCGGGGGTGCTTGAAGTGCAGGTGCTCGTGAATCCACCGGGCATACGGGCCGTCGTAGGTGATGCCCACTGCGTTGTCGCCACCGCGGTCGGGGTTGACCTTGCCGGTTCCGACCAGGTGGCCAGACTGCTCAGGTACGCGCTTGTCGGAGTCCTCGAGGATGAGCGCAGCGCCGTAAGCAACGTCGTCCGTGAGGTTGCGGGACTTTTCCAGCACCTCCTTGAGACCAGCGCTGAGGGAGTTCTCCCACCGCACACTCACGACAGGTCAACCTCGACGTGAGCCAGCCCAGCGAACAGCGGACCAGCCTCGCGACGCCGCGCCGCTACGACCGTTGACTTGCGGCCGTTGACGGTGACCCGTGAGTCCACCGCGAACTTCGCCTCGTCGGCTATGTCGGCGTAGAACACCGACTTCTGCACCAGCTCCTCACCGGTCGCCGACTGCTGTCGCACAAGGCCGTCGTCGAGCAGCCCGCGAACCGTGACGGGCGCCGCGAACACTCGCCCCGTGGGACCGCTGCCAGTCAACGTCTCCACGCTTGCCGTGTGGACGAGGAAGGTGGGGATCACCGCGAGTAGTCCTCAGCGATGGGTACGCCGTTGAGCCAGGTGACATTCGAGTCCCAAGGCTGAAGGCCGGTCCCGGCATCGGAAGCGGTCGGGTCGATGGTGAACGCGCCGCCACCGCCAGCGAGTCGCCGCAGCTCAGCGATGTTGGACTTCGACAGGTACAGCCCACCCACGCCGCCAGTGTGGCTAGATCCGGCATAGGAGACGTGAGCCGAACCGATGCCGATCTGGTTGGCGGAGTTGACGTTCGTGTACGCACGCCCAGCGACCTCGAGCATGACGCCCTTAGCTGCCGCCGGCACGGGGGAGACGACGGATGAGCACTTGTCGTAGGCGAGGTCGAGCAGAAGGGTCGCCCTTGCTGCGTCGATGGTGCCGCCCAGTTGCAGGAAGGTGTCCAGGTCGTTGAACGTGGTGATCGTCTGCGACATGACGCCTCCTTTGTGAACGGTGAGAACGGGTGAGGGGCCTCAGCCATGCGCCGAGGCCCCTCAGGACCGATCAGAAGGCGGCAGTGCCCTTGGTGTAGAGGACAAAGGCGTTCGGGTTGCCCACGACGAAGCCGTAGTACGCCTCCACGAGCAGGAGGGTCAGGTTCTCCTGGAACGCGGAGTGCCAGTTGGCACCGTCGTAGTAGTTCGCCTCGGTGGACACCTTGATGCTGATGTCCATGCCGACGCCGTAAGCGCACTGAGACCAGTCGCCACCGACACCACGCAGGAGCGAGTCCGTGCCGCCAGCAGCAGCCGCCACGACCGTGGCCGAGGGGTTGGTGCCACCGGTCAGGGCCTTGCCGTTGGCCTGGAACTGTGCCGCGGCGGCGTTCACGTTCGAGGCGACCTGCGGGAAGGTGATGGTGAACGGGCCGGTGCCCGTCACGGTCACGGCAGCGTAGATGCCGCCCCACGCCTGGATCGCCGTCTGGAGCGTCGCAGCGGCCACGTTGTAGGCGGCCACGTAGGAGTTGCCACCCGAGGACAGCGTGAACGTGCCACCGGTCGGCGCACCGTTGATGGTGAGCGTCTGGGTCTGGTCGCCACCGCGCCAGTACTTACCGGACACGCCCTTGGAGAACGAGGCCGGGAAGCCGGCGAGCGTGGTCTGCGTGTAGCCGCCGTTGTTGATGGAGTCCATGAACAGCGGGCGACCCTGGGTGTCGGTCTGCAGCTGGGCGTCGACCTTGAACCGCGGGTCAGCGGCGATGCCGGTGAAGTCGTAGTTCTGGTCGATGACCTTGCCAGCGCCGTTGACGATGTCCGCGTACAGGCCACCCGTGGCCTGCGAGGCGGTGCCGAGGGCGACGCTGTTGTTGGACATGGCGAGGTAGTCCGAGAACGGACCCGCGCCACCGGAGCGGAGATCCTTGCCGTTGATCGCGGCCTGGTCGAACGCGCGAGCGATCGCAGTGGGGAGATCCTGCTGCAGCTGGTCGTACAGGCCGGCCGCGTTCGTCATCACGACCTCCTGGGAGACCGGGACGAGCAGGGCGACCTTCTTGCCGACCATGGTCTTGACGCCGACACCGACCTGGGCGGCAGGCTTGACGCCACCCTCAGACACCCACCCGGCGGTGGGGATGTCCATGGGCACGGGGATCGCGGTTGCAGCGGACACCGACAGGGGGACCCTGCGGGCGAGCTGCATGACGGCCGAGGTCTCCGACGCCTTCGCGAAGATCGGACCGGTGATGGTGGGGGGGAGCAGAGTCCCATTGACAGCATTGAGCTGGGTAGCCATTGCGGGTTGCCCTTTCGGGGGTCAGGCGGGCCCTACTGTTTGTTCAGCTGGCCCTGGAGGATGGATGCGAACTCGGTCGCCGGGGACGTTGGTGTCGCCCCGTTGGCGCCGGATGCTTGCGAGTGGTCCGGGCGCGGTGCCCGACGGCCCGAGAAGGCCGCGTACTTCGTCTTGAGCGCTGCGATGGCCTGCTCGTCGATGTCTCCTGCGTCTGTCACGAATCGGGACAGGTTCAGGTCTTCGGCGATCGCGTCGGGGTCGTCGACCAGCCCGGCAAGGGCTGCCTTGACCTCGGCGCGGGCGATCCGCGTCAGTGCTGCGGTGGCGCGCTCTTCGGCCGCCCTCTGCGCCTCCTGGGCGCGCTCTTCGGCGGTCTTGGATGCCTCAGCGAGGCGGTCATACTCGGCCACCTTCGGCTCGGCGTCCCGCAGCCGCGTGCGGAGGTTTTGTGCCTCCGTGCGAGCCTTGGTGACCTCGCCCAGGATGACTTTGCGGGCTTCTTCGTCGATACCGGAGAGCAGATCCTCCAGGGACTTCTTCTGCTCTGTCGGCTTGGGTGCCTCAGGGGCCACGGCCGTGGGCTCCTGCGGGGCGTTCTGCGGTTCTGCTGGCTGTACGGACATGACAAAGCCCTCCTGGGGCGTGTTGGTGATTCCGCCTCCAGGGCGGGGCTGTTACTTCGCGGTGCGAAGTTGCTTCCGCAGGCGCGCGAGTTGGGCGGTGCGCCATGCGGAGTCTTTGAGCCCTTCGGTGAGGGCGATCTGCTTCTGCACTTGGGCTTTGGACAGCCCGTGCAGGCCCTTGGCGGCACCCTTCGGGCCACCGCCCTTGGCACCGGTCACGGTGCGGCCTTCGACGGCCTGACGAAACGCGACCCTGGCGTCATGCCCTGAGCGACCCTTGGTGGCTTCGGCCCAGAGCATCTGCATCTGCCGCATCCGGTAGGACGGCTCATAGGCGTTGAACACCGGCTCGGCGTGACAGTGGCAGTTGTCGTGCGCTTGGAAGTTGGCCGATCGCTTGGACGTGTAGAGGAACCCGGCACCGGCGCGCAGCGCGAGCATGATGCAGAACGAGCAGGCCCCGACCTCGGTGACGCGCGCCCAGCCCTTCGCTGCCGGGTCCTTCAGCGCGTTGCCGATGATGGTGTCGCGGCCCTGGTCGAGGACGAGTTGAGACACCGACTCGGACAGCGCGTCGAGGGTGGTCTTCTCGGACTCTGGGGTGACCGTTCCGTACAGGTTGGAGGTGGCCCAGCCGATCGCGTCCTCGATCACCTTGTCTGCGGGGACCGGGGCGACCTTGAGGGATGCTCGTGACGTGACACCCGCCGCAGCGCGCTCGTGTCGGTAGTAGTCCAACGCGGCCGTGGCAGAGGCGCGGCCATAGTGCTGCACAATCGCCCGGACCGCCGCGGTAAACTGAGGCAGGGTGCCCTTGATGTTGTGAGGGTCAAGCAGCGGCCACGCCTGACGCAGCAACGCCGGGATGAGGGAGACCAGCGCCTCCTGGCCGACCTGATGCTCCTCGGCCGGCGAGGGAGCCTCAGGCGCTGCCAGGGCTGCCACTGGCTGGCTTTCCGGTCACAGGGCCCGCGGGACTCGCGACTGCGCCAGGGTGCTCTGCATCCTTGATGGCCGTGGTGTCGATGCGCAGAGCCTTCGCAGACAGCGAGTGGGCGATCTCCTCCAGCATGGACTGGCCCTGGTCGTTGAGGCGGTCCTGCTCGAGGCGCTGACGTTCAACCGCCGTGTAGCCCAGCTTCTCCAAGGTCACGTCCGAGGTGGCCGGGATCATGCCGCCCTCGACCTGCTTGAAGATCGCGTCCGTGGTCGCGGCCGGTGTCGGGGTCGCGGTGTCGGCCCACACGGTCGTGATCGAGTCAGCATTGGCAGGCAGGGACCCGTCGCGGATCAGCAGCGCCAGCTTCATCACGTCACGCCACGACTCGCCGAACATCTTGGTCTTGCGGTCGGCCTTCAGCTTCAGCCGCATCTCCGTGGAGCGGATCGCGTCAGCCGATGCCGGGTTGTCGGTGGTGTAACCGAGGACGTGCGGCGGCAGACCCGTGATCGACGACATGATCTTGGCGTACATGTCGATGACCTTCGTGAAGACCGTCGGGTCGTACGCCGTGAACTGCCCCACGGTGGGAACGTTGCCGTCCGCGTCGGCCTCGAGAGCGAGGACGCGGCCCATGTACGTCTCCCAGCCCGACTTGGCCGTCCCATCGGCATTCTGGAAGTCAGACTCCTGTGCGCCGAGGATGTAGCGCTGCGGGGCGGAGTAGAACTCGCGCGCCACCTCAAGACCCTGCAAGGTTCGGCACGCGGCGTCCGTGATGGACATGATCTCCGGGGTGATCTCCGACGCCCCGTCGCGGGCGTAAGACCTGGGACGGTTGGCGATGCGCACCAGCGACACGACGCCCAGCTTGTGCTGGTCACGGTCCATGACCTTCCAGTCGCCACCGTCCTGCACGCAGAAGATCGTCTGATCCGGCAAGTAGAGGGTTGCCTCGCGGCGACCCTCGAAGCCGTATAGGCGCAACGCTGCGAGCATCTTGCGAGTGCGCGCGTCCCACTCGACCGCGATGTCCAGCGGCGACTCCACCGAGATCAGCGGTGTGTCCGAATCGTCACCCGACCCAACAGCGACGAAGCCCTGCCCGAAGACGAGGGAGTCTACGTGCGCCAGTTGCGACTCACCGTCAAGGGAGTTGGCCTGCCACAGCGCCTGCAGGTCAAGGTCAACCTCGGTGGCATCGTTGAACCGGAAGCCCTCGACGTTCAACCGCTCGTCAAGGGCGTCCACGCACACGCGCGGCCACCCGAGTGCCACCTTAAGCTGACGCATCTGCGGCGGGATCGCAATGCCGAGATCCTGAATCCGCATGGTGCCGCGGTAGTAGGCGTCTCGGATCTCCAACTGGTAGCGCTTCGACTCCACCGCGGATGTCAGGCGAGTCACCAGCGCCATCTCGTCCGATGAGAGCGTTGTGAGCGTGAGCGAGGCTGGCACGACTGCCGTCGGCTGCCCGTAACTGACCATTCCGAAGGTGTTGTCGGCTGTGGTCATGTCAGGGGTGACAGTCATCGGCGCACGCACCCCTTCTCAGTTCATGACGATGACGCGGCCCCTGCCTGGGGTGCCGGTCTTGATGGACAGCAGGTAGATGCGCCGCAGCATCCGTGCGCCGATCAGACACACGGCGAGGTCGATCTTGTGGCGAGACTCGCGGTTGTCCTTGCGAATCGAGATGCCGTACTTGCCAGGGGCGCGCTTCGCGTTGCGCAGGTGCTCCTCGAGCCATGACGACTCAAGGAAGGTGACCT